ACAAAGACGAAGTGGTGAAACATATTCCAACCACCGTCAATTAAAATTTTATTTTCAGGATCTTCAGCTAAATCATGACAGTACATAATATTAAAAACATCACCTGGAATTTCACGTGGTCGAGAAAAATGAATTGCATATGGTTCTAACAATTCTTTTTGCACATTATCTATAAGACGCTTTCGCATCATTTCTGTGCCGCCGTTAGAATTTTTAGACAGTTCAGTTTCGACAACTCCGCCTTTGTAAATCATACTCATGTTATAAATTTTCCTTTAGTAAAAATCTTTTACAGAGTCCCAACGGAATGAACGCCAGCCTGGAGCCTTTGTGTCATATACTGCTAGTACATCTGGATTTGGTTTTTTAGTTCTTTTGACTTCGCCTTCTTGCAACGGCTTTGCTGCCGGAATAAGGCTTGATTTTAGAGTGCAAAGCATTGTTCGCTCATCACCGTTTGTTTTTGTGAATACTACTGTGTGCTCACCTTCAGCCAATGCTGCTTTTATTTCAGTTTGTGTTTTCATAATATAACCTCTAATTGTTTATTTATAGCCTGAAAAATAGTTTCCAGGGATTGATTAAACTCATCAACACCCATGTTATTATGAATGCGATGCGTACATACATCAAACCTATGCGGTAAGACATACTTGTTTTCTACCTCAGTCTGAAACCCGAGCACATATTCTTTCGTTAGACGACCGTCAATATAACGACGTGAGTCTGTTGAAAAGTCATGTCCTTCTCGAGTTAACTGAACCAAAGTAAAATTTTCTGTACCAACCTTATTTAGAATTGGTATTAATTCATCTATAAAACCACCGTCAGAAATGACGTAATCTTTATTTAGATTTATTTCACTGGCAACTAATCTGCCAAAGTAGTCAAGCCCACGTTTAGGTTTAACTACATTTTCGGACACGTATATCATTGCTTCACGGCAAGACATATGTCCAAGATCCATATGAGCAACTTCTTTTAAGCTGCGATCATCATAACGTTCCATAAACCAATCATAATCAATGTTAAAGTATTTTGCAGTCTCTTTATACAATTGATTTTTGAACGAAAGATGTTTATAACCTTTCGCTTTAAAATAATCAGCCGCGTGATCCTTACCTGATGCAGGAGGACCATTAAATAATACTATCATTTATACTCCAAACTTATCATTTACGATTTTTTGAAGCTCAGTTGAAAATGCTTTAGACCATTCATTAGGCGTAATACCAACCATGATAAATTCTTTATCTTGTGGTGATAGATAACCCATAGTTTCATTCATAGATGTATAACCAGCTTCATACATTGCAAGGTCTTCCTTCTTAACAGGAATATTGCGTGTACGTGTCTTGCCAGTTAAAACACTCTTGCGTGTTACGTTCATCATATATTGCTCCAATTTAATCTTGTTATATAATTATTATAACACAAATTTTTGGTTTGTCAACTATTATTTTCGTTTATTAGCCACTTTAATCCTTTAACATGGCTGCGGTGAATCTTAGCTTGACATATACCATTGTAATAAGAATCATCTAACAAAGCATGTCGAGTTATTTGTTCATACAATTCCAGGTATCCCATCTCACCTTTCTTTTCACACAAGTGAATAATTTCACGATAGAAATTATCAGCGCCCTTTTCTTCAACCATTAGTTTAACTTCTTCCGATGAACCATAGTATTTCTGCCAATCAGATTCTACTATTTTGGTTCTCTTACGGGTCTTGCCCTTAAGAGGTGGAAGTTTTCTTTTTGATTTGAAGATCTTTTTACCGATATATTTTCTATCGTTTGAACCGTCAGTAATTATATAAACGAAACCTATATAATCACCAATCATTTCAGAGGTGAATTCCTCACCTTTATAATGCCACATAACAACCTCATAATTTATACTATAAGGTTATTTATGAGCGGATCAATCAATGCATATTTCTTCTTCGTCTTCGTATGTAACCATTACCTTTAAAGTTTGGTTATCATCTTGTAATGAAAGCCATACGCGTTCAACGTTATGTTTAGCATATGACCTTCCTTTATTATCGATTACTTCAACTCGAGTAATAGGATATTCGAAAAGAATTTGATCTGGTTGTTTATTAAACTCAGTCATTTCTTTTACCAACCCCCCAATCAATCACAACTGGAAAGCGTGGTATTCCATCAGGTGTAGGTGCAAAATAACGTAGTGTACACCAATCAGGATTAGGTCCGTTTAAAAACAACTCACTTAATACTTCTTGTGTGCCTCGTACACCTGCACCAAACTCTTGTCCTTCAGATGTATTTAAAACAAATCGTTTGATATGGCCAGCCCAGTTTCCTTTACCTTCTTCAACACGAATAACTTTAAACTCATCAGTTAAGAATTCTTTTCTTTTAATCAAAAACTTAGAGCGTTTATTCTGTTGATACACATCATCAACACGGATCATCTGACCTTCAAACCCATCTTCGAGGTATTCACCATAAAGGTTATCCATCATTGTTTCATTAAAGATCTGTTGAGTTGCAACAAGTATAACTGCGTTAGCTTGCCAAGATTGGCTCGTAAGCCATTCCATGCGCTTAGAGAAGGCACCAGGGTCGCTTATAACGTCATATACATGATATTCTACTAAGCCTTTTGCTTCTTCTATATCAGCTTCAGATGGCTTTGTTTTGCGTACCAATGATGTAATTTTATTAAAGTTCTCACGCAGCTTATGGTTATATAACTCACCATCTAAAATAGCGTCAGGATATCTTTCAAAGAATTCTTTTAATTCATCATTAATATGTGGTACACTTACAAGTTCTTTACCTGCTCGTGTCCATAAACCATTAGCTCGTGCAATACAACGAATGCCATCTAACTTAGGTTGAGTGTAATAGTTTTTATTTTCAAAATCATACTTCGCATCTTCGTGCTTTGAAGCAAGCATTGGTTTGATTTTATCAAACTTATCAATGTCTTCTACTGAGCGGAAATATCCTCGTTCGAGTTTCTTATTAAACTCAGCGATCATTTCTTGTTCAGCTTGTTGCTGCAAAGATGTTTCATTGGATTTACCAATATTCTTTTGCTCTACTAGCTTCCAACCTGATTCAACTTTTTTTCCATCAGTGAGGCCTGCAATAGTACGCCAAGAAACATTACCGTTTTCTTCACCTACTTCTGCTGTCCATTCACGTATGCCACCTTTCGAGTCACGTTTGAAAAGCGAATTTGTACCTGCAATAATTTCCATAATTTATCTCCGCATTTTTGCTATGTCTTTTGCTTGGTCTGTACCTCGCATGATTGGGACGAGGTTTGACTTGTGCATTGTTCCGATACCGATGATGAGGTCGCCAGTGTATTTTGGAGACTCTTTTCGAGTTCCCGCGCCAGGAATTGTGTTCGACGTCTCGAGGCTTGGATACTTCTTTGTGTTGCGGACATGCGGTTGTAGGCTTTCATAAGTTTTAGCTTCCTTATTGGGTTTAGGTTTATATTCGCCGCGAACGTAAGATACGTAATCATTAAATTCTTTAAATTGCGCGGAATGCATATGCGATTTACGCATTTGTTTATTATATTGTCGCCACTCAACTTCCATCTTAGAAAGTTGAGCAGCTGTTAGTTTTTTCTTTTTAGATTTACCGTGTACCTGGACACCTTTAATCATATGCATACTCATTCAGTATATTCCTTATCAACTGCTGATGCATCCCACACGTGCGGGACAAAATGGTATTTTGGTCCAAAGATAACAACGTCATGTTCTCCGACTTCGGAAAAAACACGTTCATCATAATGTAAGTGTATAAACACGGGTCCACCGAATAGCCGAAACGCTCTTGCGTACTCGTCTCCTCTAAACCCTACATAGTGAACGGTTCTCATTGTACCAAAACTTTCAATTAAGATACATATATTATAACTTGAAAAACTTGTTTTGTAAACGTATTTTTACAAAGAATATCCAGTACCGTTATAACCAGTGTTTTCAACGTACTTTATAAAATCTGTATATCCACCAATATGGTTTTTATCAATAAAAATTTGAGGTACTGACCGGGCTGGTGCTGTTAAGCGTTGGTGCAGTTCTTCTAAATTTTGTTGCCCAACTGAAACATCAATGTACTTATATTCCATTTGAGCTCTTGTGCAATAATCTGTAGCTTTTTTGCAGAAGCCACAGTTTGGTTTGCCGTATATTGTAATCAATTTCGTTCTCCTTTTCGTGCAAATCTATAGGCACCTTCTGGTAAGTGCCAGGCTGTTTGGAATGCTCGCATCATATCAGGCGACACTACAATATAATTATGTCGTCTTAAATCATCATCCCATTGTCTAAGATATACGATATCCTCGTACATCATCATTTGTAAATCTTCGTGGTGGCCATCATCATCTAAAATAACAATAGCGGTTTCGTCCCAATCCATTTCAACTGTAAACATTACTCATCTTCCAAATAATCAATAATACTATTTGGACTTGTTTGACCATACGGATCTTCAACTTCACGTGTAGATCTTGGCTCAATGAATAATGCTTTAACACTGTTGTTTTCAATAATTGCTGCAAACCTACGACTACGCTTTCCCATGCCAACAACAGATAAGTCCATTGACATTCCCAAGAAATCTGCAAGCTGCCCATTACCGTCTGGTAAAACTTTTACATCGGCTATGCCTTCAAAATCTGTCCATGCATTCATAACATATGCATCATTCACTGCAGAAACATATACCTCATCAAAGCCTAACAATTTCAATTGCTTATATTGCGCTTCAAAATCATATAGCTGTTGAGGATTATCAAATGCAGCTGGCACTGAAAACACAATAACTTTCTTATCAGTAAATATATCTATTGATTTAGTTGGGTTCCAAGTTTCCGCATCACGACACATAAATGTCATTTCTGGTAATTCGGTACTCATTAACTTAACTCCTTTAACTTATTCCAGGTGTCTTGCCAGTTTCTTACTGCATAATTCTTACCGTGCTTATTTGCTTTAGCTAACGGATAATCGTTTCCACCTTGTTCCATTTTATCTCCAAAGAAACGAATATCATCGTCTGCATTGAAGTCTTCTAAAATTTGTCGTTTGTCACCACCGGTTCTACCAATATCTAAACCAGTTTCACCACCGACGGTTGCTGTAATATTTTTAAACATTGAATTAATTTCATATGCAATGCTTTCACGTTCTCGGTTTGATTTATCCCATACAACGTATTCTTTTCTTTCTTCCATTGTTGCATTACGACCAACAATAGAAAAGTTCCACATACCTCGGCGTTTCTCAATATGATTACCGGTTCTAAGCGCAAACTTACTTCCTTGTAACCAACCATTGAGTAGCTCAGTTAATCCTGTGGGTTCAATAAAGCTTTTTGAATTGACGCGCTTACCTCGAGACCAAACATCATTACCCTGACAATTATAGCATGTTACAACATGTTCGCATATCTCAGGTCCGAGTTGCTCTAATGTTTTTTCATAATCAGATCCTGTGACAAGCCACACTTTCTCTCGAGACATAAACTCAAGAAACCAGGCTTTAAATTCAGGGTCCATCAATTGTCGGCTATCGCTCAGAGTGCCGTCTACATCAAAAATAAATCGTTTCATATTTCGTCTGTTCGTAAACAACGCAAGTCTTGAAAAGCTGGTGCAGGTAAAATGTCAAGCACTTTTGTGCGAACCATTTCACATTCCATCCTTGTTTCAAAGGCGTGCATTTTAAGTAGCTGTTGATCGTAATCAATGTTACCGTTTGCTAATAAGTATACTGCAAATAAAGTCCAATACATTTTATTCGCTCCCTGTCCAATGCTTGCGGTTATGTGCTGCTCGAGTAAGCTTAGAAAATCTTTCAGCAATTTTGCTCATCAATTCGCCATCACTTTGGCTCGCCAGATTATGAAGATGACTTTCCATTAAAGTATCTTCTTTAATAATATCAGTTGTATCGTAAATATCATTTCGAATAATATCTAAGTCGTCTGTTTTATTATTTGTCATAAATTCAAACTCCGTTTGTTGATCGAATAAGTCTAATTGTTTCATCTTTGCACTAATGGTTGTGATGATATGGTATCATTATAATCATTACCGTAGTAATCACGAGTAGCACTTTCTTTAACCATAACACCATTCTTAACTCGATAGGTTACGATTTCTCGACGGACAACTCCGTCAATGTCTGCATCAAATGCATTTTTAAATGGTCCTTCAGTCATTATGTATTCCTCTCAATAAATTGTTCCCATTTATTCTTAATTCCATTCCAGTCTTCTGCGTCTGATAATGGTTCTTGTTGTTCATCAATGTTTGGCCATACCGCACTGTACTTAGTATTACGATGTAGCCACTTAGTTAATTCAGGTTCAGGCAAGTCCACGTCAGCCACAATAGCATCCACAGGGCATTCTGGTACGCATACACCACAATCTATGCATTCGTCAGGGTTAATTACAAGAACGTCTTCGCCCTCATAAAAGCAGTCCACAGGACACACAGAAACACATGTTGTATGCTTACACTTAACACAATTGTCTGTTACTAAATAAGCCATAGTTTATTCTTTTGCTAATTTCCATTCTGCAATGAAATCTAGTTTTTTCTCATCGGTCCAATCAGATAGGTATTCATTATCTCTATTAAACAATTGCAAAATCCGATCTTTGTCTAAAACGAATGTGTCGACAATTGATTCTCCAATAAATTCTTGAGAAAATTCTTTTACTTTTTCCATAGTTACTAAATCTTTAGACATAGTAATTTGTTCAGCTGGGCTGTTAGTTATATCTATAGTATTATTTAGTTTATTTAATTCTGAGGCAGGAATAGCATAACGTTCACGAAATTGTGATACAGTAGTAACTACAACCCATCTTTCTTCGGTATCAGACATTAATTTTCTCCATTTCTGTATCATAACCTTTTTCAATCATTGCATCTAAGAAGGTACACGCTTCTTGCGGATCATCAAATATATAATCTGCAACCAATGTACCTTCTTGATTATAAGCTTTTACTCTCATATATTAAGTCTCGGCTTGTGTATTTTTCTCTGCATCTTGTGCAGCTTTCTCGGCTTTGTCCATAGCTTTCACTTTTTTCTTGAGCCGTTTAATACAATCATCTCCGTCCATCCAAATATCTTTACTATCTAGGATAGAGTTTATTTCTTTTTCAGTTAAGAAATCAGAATAAACATCACGAAGTAATTTTTCGGACCAGCCCTTTTCATGTGCTAATCTATCGTACATCTCACCACCTTTGCCCACAACACCACTAGAGTAGTTGTGAAACATGAACATTGAGTGAGGTGAAACCTCAAACGAATGGCCACAAAGAAAGATAAGTGTAGCTGCACTCATACAAGCACCTTCAACAGAAACTGAAATTGTGGCTTCAGATTCTTTAAGCACTCGCATAAATTGTATTGCAGTAAATAAATCACCGCCGCTAGAGTTAATGTAAATCTTAATTACATCGTTTCTTGCCGCGGATCGGATCGTGTCGAACCATTCAATATATTCTTCCGAACCTATGATATCTCCACTTAAATAAAATTCGTGGATATGTACCGCATTTTTAGAAATAATTCTTTGATTTTGGTTTAACGGGGGTTTAAACAATTCGTTTATGTCTAACGGTCTTGCATTATTCATTAATTATTCCTTTTTAAATTAACGCTCCCATCTATAATAGATATGAGCACCAATACGACCAACCATTTGCAGGCTAGAAGCCCAACGTGGATTTACATATGTCGCATGATAGTGGGTAGAACCTTCAGTGATTCCTCTAAACTGGTTATGCTCAAGCATATTCCAAGCAATCATTTGTGCTTCAAACCAACGATCTTCATCTTGAGGATCATCAGCTTTACCATCGCAATACCAAGAAAACTGGCAAGCATTACGTTTCATTGTACCGTTGGCATGTTGTTTGCCTTGGTATACAACTCCGCAAATTGTTGATGGATATCGAGTATCTTGTACTCTGTTTAAGACTACATCTGCAACCGATGCTTGATCAGCTAAGTTGCTTCCGCGTGCTTCATAATAAACATTTAAAGCTAAACAATGTGCACTTTCAGATGTAATCTTCTTATCTTCTATTTGAACAGAAGCTACAACTGGTGCAACAAACATAGCGGCGGTAAGTGCAGTCGAAACTACACCGGCGATAGTTTGTTTAAGTTTCATAATATAATCCTCACGTTTATAGATATATTATAAACTATAAGTTTAGTATTGTAAACCCTTAATCGCTATTTTTTAAATTATTTAATAAGTTTTTTAGTCTCCAAACCATTGTTTTAGTTGCTACTTCTTCATTCCAATACTCTTCATTATCAGTTAGATCTGTAAGCATTTCTAGTAGCATTAAATTGGTTTCCCGCAGAGAATCGTTATCCCTGCGGTATGCCGCGGTTTGCTTCTTATGATGATCGATTTCTAGCTGTAAGCCTTCAACCGTTCTTTCGTTTATTTTTAGCTTTGCCATTTTTTACACCATACTTTTTAAAGAAAGCATAGTCACTTGCATATGCTCGCTTAATAAAATCAATTTGTTCATCGCTAAAATCTTCTGCAGTAATATCTTTTTGTGTTACGTTATGCATTTGATCTATATCAAAATAACTATTAACATCTTCGCGTCGTATTACTTCAATGTGCTCAAAGCTTTCAGTATCAACGAACCTGCATTGCGGATGAAAATGATGCACCTGTTGTCCGCCAGTAATCTTATTTAGGTTACGGAAGAATAAGTCAATCTTTTCAGCTTTAGGTGTTTCATCAAGATTCTTACCAAAGCTTTGGAAGATACTTTTACCATAATCATAGTAACGCTGCTTAGGTGTGAGATATACATTGATAAGTGAAATAAAGCGATCCACGGGATCCGTAAAGATCATCATGGGTTTTTTCTTGGCTTCAATCAAATTATTGTACAAACGCGTTCCACGCATGACCTGGATGCGCTGAGGAAAGCTTTCTTTAATAGTTACTGAACAACTTCTAGGAACCTCAAACCAAGTCTTATTGCTATCGTTTTCGAGATCGTACATAAGAGGCCAATCTAGCTTTTGACACCAATAACAATTACAATCATTAAACACATAGTTTTGTTTAAGACTTACTTCTGGCAATAAGAAATCTTTTACGAAAGGTGTTTCAAAAATAAGTTCTGGTAAGCTTTCGTGTGGATAACGTTTAAGAATGTGATCCTCATTACTGTCAGGTGCAACTGTACCTTCGATAGGTTCATTTGTATTAACAAACTTTTTATAGTCTGCATAGCCTCCAGCTTTATGCCATTTAAAACTATCAAATGCATGTGCAAATGAATCTGCTTTTGTTTGACGTTGATCATTCGTTCCCATCCAAGCAAAGTGCCAACCCATATCTTCCTGGATAATACCTTGGTGTGTCGGGAATCGTATAGGCATTGAAATGTTACCGCAACGAATATTGCTAAGCTTACAATAATTAATTTGTTCCTTAGTTGCAAAGAACATTGCTCGTTTCCATATTACCGGTTTACCATCTCGATGATGAATACGTAGGTCAGCACGACCTTGTAAGTATACTAATGGAATTTTAATAATAAGGTTTGGGTGAGCTGCCGTATGTTTAGCCAACCAGTGAATATGTCTAGGATCAATGATTTCATCTGCATCACCATAAATGAATACATCTCTTTTTTCAAAGTCCTGGAGTGCAGACATCACTGCATCTTTTTGTAATCTTTCACGAACTCGAGCATATAAAGAATCTTTATTAGTTGAGTTGTTACCTGCATTGCGTCTATCGATTTCTAAAATTTCAAGATCAGGGGTGTCAGGAATATCGTGTTCAACATAGATAATCTTTTCAATCGGTAAACCAAGCTTACGTGCAACTTCAGGAAACTTGCGTTCAACAGGCTTACCGGCATGAGTTCTATTTGATTCAACAATAATAAACTTGTCTACATAATCCTTTAACAAGTTAACGCGTAGATAAAGTAATTCTTCTCCATAGGGAGCAAACCAGGGAAAACAATCTACAATCTTCATTACTTTATCCTCTTCTTTGTAGTACAGTTAAACCATTACAGTTCATTTTATGCATCTTAAATGACCAATGTGGATTCTTAATAACAAAATCAATAATTGCTGGTAGCAATCCTTGTTTGTCCATAGCTTTACGATCCGGGTTTGCAGCCCAATCTTGTTGCTCATCTCGTACGCCATATGTATGCGTATCATGAAAGGCAAGATATTTGCGTGCTGCATTACCGTGCAATTGTAACTCACTTCTTAGTTGTTGCTGTGAATGCCATGTATCAATAAAAAGCAAATCAGTAGGTTCAATAAGAATTTGTAAAGTATTGCCTTTTGTATATTCAACATCTTTACCAACCTTACGAGCAACTTTAAATAGCTCGGCAAGAGGTTTATGTATTTCTAAGTCATATGCACGAACAGACACGGGAGCTTTAAGAAAAGCCCTCGTGCTTGCACCGAAACGACTACCGAATTCTGTAACGTGTGTACAATCTTCGGCTAACGTCAATAAGTCATGTACATGCTCATTGATATCAGATTTAGTATCGCGTTCATTACGATACTCTCTTTCAATTAAGTTATTCCAGTCGTTCATATTCATACGTCTAGCCACCTTCTATTATCTAATGTCCATTTAACAACTTCTGCAATCCGTTGATCTACTGGCTTTGGTTCCCAGCCCATTTGTTTCATTCTTTCACCTGACAAAGCATAACGCAAGTCATGACCTGGTCTTGAGCTATGGAAATCCATAAATTCATAGTTGAGAGGTTTATCTTGTGCTGCAGCAATCATTTGTGCTAACTCAAGATTATCTAATTCAGTTGCACCACAAATATTAAACTTAGGACACTTGACGCCATTATTATTTGTAATGTTTAATGTTCCTTCGTGCTTGAGCAAGAATAGTGTAGCATCTGCCACATCTTCTGCATGGATATAATGTCGTGAACCAGCAATTGTTTTACTTGCATCTGAGTGGATTGTTACCTTACCGCCATCTCGTACATTACGGATAGTCATAGGTATAAACTTCTCGGGATGCTGACGTTCACCAAATACATTCATTGTATGCGTAATATAAATCGGCATATTATATGTATTTTGATATGCTACACAAAGTTCCTCGGCACCAGCCTTTGAAGCTGAATAAGGGTTTGTTGAATTATATCTATCATACTCGTCATACTTAATACCTTCTGGAGCAGGACCAAATACTTCATCTGTCGAGAAATATAAGAAACGTTCTAGGTTAGGTTGCTTGCGAGCAAATTCAAGAATATTGCAGGTTCCAACCACATTGTCCATTACAAATTCCATAGGAAAGTCAATAGACCGGTCTACGTGAGAACCTGCCGCTAAATGAGCAACAATATCACATGGTCCAATATCTGCAATAAGCATTGGATTAAATTCTGCTTTTAAATCATGGAAGATTGTGCGAAGACGACTTCGGTCTTCTGGGGTACGCTCTTGTAAAAGATCGTGTAAACGATTAAGGTTACCGCTATAGTCTAAACGATCTATAGTAACAATATCCCAATCTGTTTGTTTTAATACTTGGTTAATTAAGTGGTGGGCAATGAAACCACCGCCACCAGTTATAAGAATTCTTTTGCTCATAATATCTCCGTCATCAATAACATTGTAAAAAACAACCACATGAATCAGAGGTGGTTGTCATATTAACTTTATTTATAATCAAAATTTATATTTGATTGTCGCTTTTATATCATCTGGAGTAGTAGTTGTTCGACCTGTCCACGGACTTACTTGGTCTTTACCTTGGTGATAATACAATCCGAGCTCTACCGGACCTTTTGTATGTACCGCTGCAAGATAATTATATGTGAATCCTAGATCATCATCTTCCACTCGAGAAGCTGTAAACATAAGTTCTCTACTAAAGTTATACATTACACCATAGTCAACACGAGTATTTTCTTTATCTTCCCATGTTTCATATCCTATTGCAATTGGTATACCCATGCGATGCAATCCAGCACCAACGGCATATCCTCTTTGCGTCTCACCGTCTTCTGTGTCAATTTGCATATATGATGCTTGTAAAATATTAACTTGACCTGTGACACCGTAATACATTGCTTTAGTTTCTGGATCCCAACCGACTACACCAGCATATGGCATTTCTCGTTTTAGGCGTACAGAATTAAACTCAAATTGATCTTTGTGATCCCAGCCACCAAAGGCTAACACAACTTTTTCTTCGTGATCAATACGAGAATTTTTCTTTGTAATAATAACAGGTGCACCAATTTTTGATGTCTTGGCAAAGCCCATGCGCTGAGCATCTGTTTCACCAAAATATAATCTTGCTCCACCAATACCTAAGCCCATTTGCTTTTCGGTAATCTCATTATCTTGTGTTCGATCTAATGCATAGTTTGTATCAAATCGTGCTCCAAATCCTACCCAACTTGCAAGCGGGTGTGTGGTATCTGTTTCATATCCACCGAAAGCTTCGAAGCGTGTATCCATTGTTTCTGCCGCTTGTCCATCAAGATAAATTTCAAAGGTACCATTTAAGAATGGCCCGTTTGTTTCTTCTGCATGCTCGTGCCCGTTGGCAAACGCTGCTGATGCAGAAATCGCTAGAAGACTAGCAATGATAGTTGTTTTCATTTTAATAAGCTTTCAATTATTTTTGTTTAGTTTTTAACCAGCCGATTTTCTCACCAGCTGCAACGCGTCTTTCTGCTTCTTTTTTACTACCTGGATAACGCCATGCCCAAATAACAATCAATGCAAATGTTATGCCCATGTATAATGTAGCTTTAACATTGCCTGTTCCGAAAAACATAAAACCTAATGATGTTGACATAACAGCGATCATTAAATATTTTGCTTTTTGTGGATACACTCGTAAGCTAGACCAATTTTTTACAAATGGACCAAACCTTTTGTGATTCATAATCCAGTTATGGAATCTTGGACTCGACTTGGCGAAACAGAATGTTGCACCTAGAATAGGAGTACTCCACGGTAATCCTGGTAACAGTACACCTAGATAAGCAACGCCTACCAAAAGTATACCTAAAACAAACCAAAAGGCTCTTCTAATTTTACTCATTTTATTTTCCTTTATTATAGTTTTTCTAAAGAAAATGTTTTCTAGTTGATTCACTTCAACACCTCTTTAAGGGCCTGGACTAGCTGCGACATCATTATATCGTCATGATATGGTGTTGGCGCAATTCGTAATCTTTCAGTACCCCGTTTCACGGTTGGACTATTAATACTCTGTATATATATTCCAAATTCATTTAATAATCGATCACTGGCTTCTTTACATTTAAACGCATCATTAACCATTACTGGAACAATGTGTGTACATGCTGAAGGGTGAACTTCGATGTCTTCTTTGTTTAACCAATTCTTGAGCGTTGTTGCTCGTTCTTGGTGATGATCCCGAAGACCAGGATTATCTTTCAGATATCTTATAGACGCCAAAGCACCTGCGCAGATGGTTGGACTTGTTGAGGTCGTAAAGATAAACCCAGATGCAACAGACCTGATAGCATCGATAACAGTATTATCACCAGCAATATATCCGCCTTGTACACCAAAAGCTTTTCCCAAAGTCCCATTTATAATATCTATCCGATTTCCTAATCCTAATTTTTCACAATACCCTGCACCAGTATCGCCGTATAAACCTACTGCATGAACTTCGTCAATGTATGTGATTGCCTTATATTTATCTCCCAAGTCACAGATGCTTTCTATAGGACTAATATCACCGTCCATAGAATAAACTGATTCGAAAACAATACAAGGTATTAAATCTTTTTTAATTGCAGATTTTAATTTATCTTCCAGGTCTTTAAGGTTATTATGTTTAAATATAAGTTTCTCTGCTTTACTGTGGCGCATGCCCATTATAAGAGACGCATGGTTCTCACTGTCTGATATAAAACATATATTTGGAATAATTTGAGCCAATGAGATTAAAGTCCACTCATTAGCCACGTATGCGCTCGTGAAGAGCAATGCTTGATCTGTATTATGTAACTTAGCAAGTTCTTTTTCTAATGTTACATGATAATGTGTGGTACCACCTATATTGCGTGTACCACCAGAACCTGCACCTGTTTGATCTAGTGCACTGTGCATTGCATTTACAACATGATCGTTTTGACCCATGCCTAGATAATCATTCGAACACCAGTTAACTATGTTCTTTGGTGCATATTTACCATACCAAATAGAGCGAGGAAAATCTCCCCGCTCTCTCAGAATGTCATTGAATACTCTGTACCGTCCGTCGTCTTTATATTGATCTATAACATTTTCAAAGTATTCTTTCCACATTATAGACTAAATCCTTTGAACGTTCCCGCATCAACATCTTGCTTTGTGCCGCCTGAAACATAACTTGTAATCTCTGTTTCTTGTGGAGCAACTTGTACATCTGCACCTGAGATCCATTTCTGTGTCCACGGCAGTGGGTTATTCTTT